TATTTGATTTTTTATGTCTTCTATTACATTATCAGGTATTTGTGTTGTTTCCTTTGCTTGAAATTGAGCCAGTATCTCTCTAAAATGATTAATTCTTTTATATGCATAAAAACATACTTCTTTAGGTGGTTCTTTATATGACGGTTTTTCATTTTCAATTAAATATTGTTTATTCTTACCACATTTATTACAGATTAATATACCTTCTTCATCCATCGGTATTAGTTCGCCTTTACCACAATACTCACAAATATTTGTTGGTACAACATAATTATTGACATCCATTAATTCAGAATTTATACGGCTTAAGTACGAATTTACTATATTGATTGTTGTGTCATCTGCCCCATCATTGTTACTGCTATCAATCTTAAAAAAACTGTTCAGTTTTTTACTTTTGGTTTCAGTTTTTCCTATATTTTTCTTATTTTCAAAGTATTGGAATACATCTTTAGCATTTTCTAACAAGTACTCCTTTTTCCTATTCCTTATTATTTTAATCTTCGATTTTATCTCTTTTATCTTATCTTCTATATCTAATTTTTCATCTATAGAATTGTACTTATTATCTCTTAATATTTTTTCCAGTATTTTCTTTTTATTTAACAAATTCGGATATTCTTCATTTTCTTCTTTATGTATTTCATTTAGAATATCATTATGTTTCCCATCTAATGTTATTGACGACTTATAGTCTACCACTATCTTTTTGGTTGTTTTAGGCTTGAAATTCGGCATATATTATTATATTAATATTAATCTTATTTTTATATTTATTTTTACATTTAAAATTTACAATACTTTTCTATAAAAAATATATGGATAATATCATAGACCCAGAAAAATTAGCTAAAATTGTATTTATTTATAACGCATTAGAGAATGGCTGGACTATTAATAAATTAGATGATAATTATATTTTTAAAAAAAAACACGGGGAACAAAAAGAAATATTTGAAGATTCTTACCTTAAATCGTTTATTAAATCAAATTCAAATATTCAAAAATTCTTATCTAAGTAATATTTTAATTAAATTAATTAAACTATTTCTAAAAATTTTTTTATCTTTAGCTATATTATAATATGGGTGGTGGTCTCATGCAACTCGTAGCCTATGGCGCACAAGACGTATATCTTACTGGTAATCCTCAGATTACCTTCTGGAAAGTTACTTATCGCAGATACACAAACTTCTCTATGGAGTCTATCGAACAAACATTTAACGGTCAAGCCGATTTCGGTCGCCGTGTAACATGTACTATCACCAGAAATGGTGATCTCGCTTACCGCACTTACCTTCAAGTCACTCTCCCTGAGATTGGCCAAAGTGAAGCTAAGTTTGCCCGCTGGTTGGATTTCCCTGGTGAGCAACTCATCGCTCAAGTCGAGGTTGAGATTGGTGGTCAACGCATCGACCGTCAATATGGTGACTGGATGCACATCTGGAATCAACTTACCATGACTTCCGAACAACAACGTGGATACTTCAAGATGATTGGTAATACTACTCAACTTACCTACATTACCGATCCTGAATTCGCTGACGTTGATGGACCATGCGGTGGAACTGATGCCCCCGCTCAAGTATGTGCTCCTCGCAGCGCTCTTCCTGAAACAACTCTTTATGTTCCATTCCAATTCTGGTACTGCCGCAACCCCGGCCTTGCCCTTCCTCTTATTGCCCTTCAATACCACGAGGTCAAGATCAACCTTGATATCCGCCCTATTGATGAGTGCTTGTGGGCTGTTGATGACTTGCAAAAGACATCTGGTTCTGCACAAGCCACTACTGCTTACAACCAATCACTTGTAGCTGCTTCTCTTTATGTTGACTACGTCTTCCTTGATACTGATGAGCGCCGCAGAATGGCACAAAACCCTCATGAGTACCTCATCGAGCAACTCCAATTCACAGGTGACGAATCCGTCGGTTCTTCTTCCAACAAGATCCGTCTTAACTTCAACCACCCTTGTAAGGAGCTTATCTGGGTAGTACAACCTGATGCCAACGTTGACTACTGTGCTTCTCTTCAAGGAAACACACTTCTTTACAAGGCTCTTGGTGCCCAACCTTTCAACTATACCGATGCTGTAGATGCTCTTCCTAATGCCCTTCATGCTTTCGGTGGTCAAGCTGCTATTTCTGGTGATGGTAAATTCATCAACGGTTCCGGTCTTTTCAACGATGCAGGTGCTATGGATATTCCTGCCGACGCCACTAATGCCAACACCGATGCATGGGATTCCCACGATAATCTTGGAACTGGTGCTCAATATGGTTACAACGCTCTTGTATCCTCCAGCACATCCGGTGTTTCTGATGCCGGTACTTTCGTCATGGCTGAGGCTGCTATCGACATGCACTGCTGGGGTCTTAACCCTGTTGTTGTTGCCAAGCTTCAACTTAATGGACAAGACCGCTTCTCTGAGCGTGAGGGTACTTACTTCGACCAAGTACAACCTTTCCAAGCTCACACCCGTGCCCCTGATACTGGTATCAACGTTTACTCTTTCGCCCTTCGCCCTGAGGAACACCAACCATCTGGCAGCTGCAACTTCTCCAGAATTGACAACGCCACTCTTCAACTTGTTCTTTCCAACGCTACTGTCACAGGTACCAACACCGCTAAGGTACGTGTCTATGCCACTAACTACAACGTCCTCCGTGTCATGAGTGGTATGGGTGGTCTTGCATACTCCAATTAAACATTTTGTCATACTTATTATATTTATTTTAAATCTTAAATAAATAATATACTTAATTAATTTATATTATTTATATATATGACTGATATAACAGAAATAAAAAATAAAATTAACGATCTAAGTATAGGTATTAATCCAATTCATTATTTTAATTTAGATGGTAATAATGATGAGAATACAGAATATAACGAACAAATCAATAATGATAAAAATGCATTATTAGATATATTAAGCAACGAAAATAGAAGAGAATTTATAGAGGTAATTAACAAAAAACAAGAAGAATTTAAGAAGATAATAAAAGTAATTAATGACGTTAATAACGAACAATACATAAGAAATTTAGGATTACTAAGACAAAATATTGTACCAATAAGTCAATATTATACAGATATAATTAATAAAATTTTTGCTCCTGCAATAGAAGAAGCAACAACATCAGCACCACTACCTATAGCGGAAGAAGAATCAAAAAAGAAAGAAGAAGCAACAACATCAGCATCATCCCCAGCACAACCACCACTACCTATAGCGGAAGAAGAATCAAAAAAGAAAGAAGAAGCAACAACATCAGCATCATCCCCAGCACAACCACCACTACCTATAATGGAAGAAGAATCAAAAAAGAAAGAAGAAGCAATAACATCAGCATCATCCCCAGCACCAGCACCACTACCTATAGCGGAAGAAGAATCAAAAAAGAAAGAAGAAGCATCAGCACTACCACAACCACCAAATAAAGGGGGAGCATTAAATATAAAACCTGATGTTAAAAAAGGTAAAAAAAGAGGTGGTAGTTATACAACTGTTACTAAAACAAAAAAGAAGAAATCTGACAAAAACACAAAACAACGAACATTTAAGAGCCGTTTGTTAATGGATATCTAAAAAAAATTGATTTGAAAGTCATACATATTTATACTACAAATAAATATGTTGAGCCAAGAAGAAATCTTTGAAAAACCGACCCTATACAGAAGTAACACTATTATGTACTCACCACCACCTCTTGTAAGAAGTGATACTCAAGATACTAGAATGGATATAGATGAACTAGAAACAACTTTACCAACGTGGTCAAAACCTCCTCTTGTCCGAAGTCACACACTACAAAATGGTGAGAACTTATTCAAAACAACAACCGACAGCCGACCAGATAATGGTTTTTATCAACCCGAAAAACTTCGTAGAGAAACATCTTCTGATTATGGTATATTTGATGAGAATTTTGAACATGATTTATATAATTGGTTTACCTTTTGTTCTAATGAAAAAAAAGCCGAATACATAAAATATTTAACTGACCATATGTTATATAATAATACCGAAAAAGTTCAGTTGAAAAGACAAGATACATGTATAGAATCGACCGAACCTGTTAGTTCAGTCAACCAACCACGTCTTGGAAAACAGGATCGACATACGTTAAATACGATTCTTAATGAACCAGAACTTGAAAGTATATTTAATTCTAAAAATAATGGATATACAAATCCTCCTGTGTTGTCAAGAGTACTTGGAACAACTCCTGGAGAATTTGAAGCTATGTATACAAATACAAAATCTCCTGTCAATTTCACAGAACAGTATAGTGACGATGAATTTGAAGAAAATGACCCTAACGAAATTACGATGAGACATGGAGATTTTAAGAATGCGATTACAGTTGAAACTGATA